CAAGACGTGCTACTAGGCCAGATGGACTTCGTGGTGCAAGTTATTTGATGATGTATAATAAAGGCAAAGAGGAACGAAAAAATGGCGATATTCGATAAAATATTCAGAAAAAAGGTCGAAAATGACGGAAATCCGCCAGAATCGACCGAAAAGCTAGAGCCAGAGCTAGACGATCCGCTACTCAGCGCTCTAATCAATAATGAAGCAATAGACCGCGATAAGGCATTAATGGTGCCAGCCGTGAGTAGCGCGGTAGACTTCATAGCTAGCTCCGTAGCTAGCATGCCAGTAAAGCTATGTAGGCGCAAATCTGGCCGAACTGAGATCGTGGAGAAAGATAGCCGCGTCCGCATATTAAATGGCGACACCGGCGACACCTTGACGGCGAACCAGATGAAATACGCAATGGTCGTGGACTACTTACTCGATAAAGGTGGCTACGCATACGTGCAACGCAGGCTCAACGAGGTAACGGGCCTATTTTACATCGAGCCAATCTACGTCGTGCCATACAAGGGCATTGATCCGATTTATAAATACGTACGATACCAGGTCGGCGACTACTACCTCCGCAACTGGGAGCTTATACGCCTGCTCCGCGCTACGAAGGACGGCGCAACCGGTAAGGGCCTAGTAAGAGAGGTCGAAAAGGCGCTCCAGACAGCATATGCAACGATGCTGTTCCAGCTCCGCCAAGTCAAAACAGGCGGCGGCAAGCGCGGGTTCTTGAAGACAGAATCAAAGGTAAGCGACGATGCACTTCGTAAGGTAAAAGACGCATTCATGCGCCTATATAGTGGCGAAAACTCCGATAACGTCGTGATATTAAATAAGGGCCTAGACTTCCAGGAAGCCACCAGCAATAGCATGGAGCTACAGCTAAACCAGACCCTCAAGACCTTAAATGAGGAAATCGAAAAGGTATTCCATATCAGGAGCGACTTCAATCAGACCTACAAGGAAGCCATCTATCCAGTAGTAAAGGCGTTCGAAGCGGCGCTCAACAGCTCGCTACTACTAGAGAATGAGAAGAAAAAAGAATGGTTCTTCGAGCTTGATGTGAAGGAGATCGTAAAGGCAAACATCAAGGAGCGCTTCGAGGCATACCAGATGGCCAAAAAGACCGGATTCATGACCCTAAACGAAATCCGCGACTGGGAGAGTATGAACCAGATACCAGGCCTCGATATAATCGCACTCAGCCTCGGCGATGTCTTGTATGACACCGAAGAACACTCATACTACACGCCTAACATGGCCGTAACTACTGATCTACGCGGAAATGCAACAGTGCAGCAGCCAAATGAGAATGGCGAGATCAGTAAAGAAGAAAGCACCGATACGGATGGCGAAAACGATAAAAAAGAAGACGATAAGAAGGAAGGAGATAAGCAATGAAATACGTAAAGAACGTAACTAGCACCAGTGCGGACTTTTACGTCTATGGCGAAATCGTCGACGAGAAGGTTCCAGATTTCTGGACCGGGGACATTAGCTCAACCGAGGTAGATCCAAACGAGCTAAGAGCAGACCTCGAGGAATTGGAGAAGCAAGGCATCACTGACTTCAATATCTACATCAACTCACCAGGCGGCAGCGTATTCGCGGCCTCGGCAATCATGTCACAGATTAAGAGGTTTAAACAGAAGACTGGCGCAAGGATACATAGCTACATCGATGGCATCGCCGCCAGCGCAGCTTCGTTCCTAGCATTAGTAGCCGACGACGTGAACGTATATAATACCTCGATATTTATGATCCACAAACCGCTTGTATTCTCGTACGGGAACGCGGATGACCTGCAGCGTGATATCGACCTATTAAACTCAATCGAGGATAACACGATCGTGCCAGCTTACATGAGCAAAGCAACCGTGGATGAAGACACAATCAAGAGCCTCGTAGACGAAGAAACATGGTTCAATGGCAACCCGGAAGATGACCTATACATGGGCAACTTCTTCGAAATTAATCACCTCGACGAAGCAAAGGCCGTCACAGCATGCGCTTCAAAGAACCTATTCAAGATGTACAAACACCTGCCGAACGCGCTCAAGAACATCAAGAATGAAGCAGAAGATGTGGAAAAACCTGTGGAAAAGCAGGAAGAATCCCAAGAAGAACCTGTGGAAAAAAATGAGGTTGACAAAACCGAAAATGTCGATTATTCGCAATTTGATGCTACAATAAAATTATTACAACTATAAAGGAGACCATAGATCATGAATGGTGAAAACAAAGCAATGATCGAAGCCCGCAACGACAAAGTCGCAAAAATGCAGGGCATCCTCAACACGGCTAAGAAAGAAGCCCGCGGTCTTACCGCTGAGGAAAAAACACAATTCGACGCTCTCGAAGCCGAGGTAAAAGGTATCGATGATACCATCGAACGCGCCGACAAAGTAGCGGCAAACTACATCAAGAAAGCTCCAGAAACCGCAACTCCAGCCCAAGCTGGCGATGTTGAGGACAAGGAAGCCTACAAGATCCGTGAAGCAAAGGAACGCAAAGAGTTCGCTAACACTCTTCGCCGCTTCGTAAACGCTACGGATACCCCAACCACCAAAACCGATGCAGCCGTAATGATCCCAACAACCGTCTGGGACCACATCATCACTCAGGTAGAAGACATCTGTCCTATCTATGCGTGGGCTGACAAGTTTAATATTAAAGGCAACTTCGTCATTCCAGTAGATAACGATGAAGGCACTCTCACGGTCGACTGGGCAGAAGAATTCACCGACCTCGTAAGCGGCAGCGTCAAGCTCACTCCCATCGAGCTTAAAGGCTACCTCGCTGGCGTATTGGCGAAGATTTCTCGTAGCTTAATCAACAACACCGACTTCGATATCGTCGGCTACGTCGAAGCTAAGATCGCTCGCAAGATTGCTAAATTCATCGAAAAGCAGTTCTTGTATGGTACAAAGGACAAGGCCGAAGGCTTGTCTAAGATTGGCGAAGATATGACTGTCACAACCGCGGCCGCAACTGCCATCACCCCAGACGAACTCATGGACGTCCAGGACTTAGTCCCAGATCAGTACCAGCCAAACGCCCGCTGGATCATGCACCGCGCCACCCGCAATGTAATTCGCAAATTCAAGGACAAAGAAGGCGACTACATGCTCAACCGTGACCTAACCGCTAAGTGGGGCTACATGCTACTCGGCAAAGAGGTCTACACATCTAACAACATGGAAAAGATCGCAGCCGGTAAAACGGTAATCTTCTATGGCGACTTCTCCGGCCTCGCAGCAAAACTCGTCGAGAGTGGCCAAATCCAGCCACTTTATGAGAAGTACGCTACCCAACACGCCCTCGGTCTTGTCGCATGGTTAGAGTTTGACTGTAAGATCGCCGATCGCGAAAAGATCGCACAGCTTAAGATGAAAACTGCCTAGGAGGGTAACCTATGTTAGTAAAAGCCGTTAGAAACTTCGCCGGCATCATCTCGATGCATATCGACCAAGAACGCGAAATCGTCGATGAGAAGATCGCTAAAGACCTTCTCCGCGCAGGCCACGTGGTCGAAGTAAAAGCCGAGAAAGCAAAGAAGCCAGCCGAAGAACCAAAAGACGAGCCAAAGCAGGAAGAACCAGCTGAAGAACCTGCTCAAGAATCAGAAGCTCCAGCTAAGAACACTAAAAAATAAAGGATGACGAAAGATGAGCGCACTAACCAAAGTAAGTGATATCACGCCTGACTATCTAGCCGAATATCTTCGCATTTACGATGTAGATCAGATGGTCCAGGACCAGCTCCAGACCAACATCAACGTGGCAAAGGCGTTCATTAAAAGTTACACCGGACAACCCGACATAGATGCCTTCCCGGAATTCGTGGATGCCGCGCTGCTACTATGCGCAGACATGTATGATAACAGGACGGCCTATGTCGGCAAGGCGAACGTTAATAAGGCCATAGCGTCAATTCTGGACCTACATTCAATCAACCTACTAGTCACAGAGGATGAAGAATCAAGCGAGGAAACAACCAATGAGCCAGGTACCGATTAATGCAGGAAAATATGACAAACGCATAACCATCTACAAAGTCGAGAAGACAACGGACGCGCAAGGGTTTCAAAAAGAAACCAAAATAGAGGTTCTGAAACCCTATGCGGCAGTAAAGACCACCCGCGGATACACACTGATAGCGAACGATACAGACTTCGAAAAAGCGTACACGAACTTCACAATACGCTATCCACGAACCGTAGAAATTAATAGAGATATGCTAATCGACTTCCGTGGAAAGATTTACACGATCCAATACTTAAACAATGTAGATGAAGCGTGCGTCGAGCTTGAAATACAAGCAAAGGAAGTGACACACTAATGGCAAAGCTAGTAGTGACGATGCCAGACGAGATCATAAGACAAGTCAAAGGCATCGACGACAACTACGACAAAATCTTCGGCGGAATGACTGACGCCGGCGCAGATGTGATGATGGGATATATCCAGAAAGGCGCAAAATGGGCATTCGGCTCAAAAGCCACAAACCCACTAAAAGCCCTTAAAAAGACGAAGGTATATAAAACACCGTCAGATGGTGGAATCAACACCAAAGTCGCGTTCTATGGCTACCAGAAGCCAAAAAAGAAGAAAGATGGCACGAACGTACGCGTCATGATTAAAGGCAAGTATGACTACACCAATAAGGGTGTGCCGTGGGCCATTATTACAGCAGCACGAAGCAGTGGTACCGTGTACCGCCACCCAGGTGGTATAGAAAGGTCCATACCATTCATGCCACAAGCGCTCAGTCACAAAGCCGAAATAGAAAAAGCTATGCTGAAGAAGCAAAGCGAACTAAGCGGAGGAATACTAGATGATTAACAACGACACCAGCGAAGATGTCAACACGATCATAGAGCAGATCTTCGCAGACTTTGAAGTAGATGGCGTAAAGGTGCCTGTAAAGTGGCAATATTACGATGGCCACGATGACGCCTACGTCGTATATACGGCAACGGACAAAGCAGGCGTGCTACGAGCAGACGACGGCGTGCAGGCCTTTGTCCAATACGTCGACTTCGGTGTATACTCAAAAGGTAACTACACAAACATCGTAAAAGCACTAAAAAGTAAATTAAAAGAGAATAACTTCGTGTGGAACCCAGAAGGCGACCTCGGCGATATGTACAACGAGGACACTGAGTACTACATAAAAGTTATGAACTTCGCTATCGAAAGGAGTACATAAGATGGCAAAAATCGGTCTAACTGATTTCCGCTACGGCATCGCAACCGAGGCGGCGGATGGCAAACTCACCTACGCCACGCCAAAGAAGCCAGGCAAGGCAATCAGCTTCAACTTCGAACCAACTAAAAGTGATGCATCTCTCTACGCAGACGATGCGCTCGCAGAGCATGATAGCAGCGTGACTGGCGGTACCTGCACCATGGGTATTGACCGCGAAGATCCAGATACCTATGCTGAACTTCTCGGCCATACCGTCACCGAAGGCGAGGTCGTATCCAATACTAACGACGTCGCACCATATGTCGGTCTCGGCCGTGTCGCAACCTTAATGCGCGACGGTGCGTACAAATACCGCGCGACATTCTTCGCAAAGGTCGCCTTCAGCGAACCAAGTGAAGAAAACAATACCCGCGGCGAATCCGTCGAGTTTGGTACCTACGAACTCGAAGGCGTCGTAGCTGTCCCAGTAGACGGCAACTGGCGCAAGTGGAAGGAATTCGACACTAAAGCCGCAGCAATCACCTACCTCGAAAGCTGCTTCACGAAGAAGGCCTAATAAAGCATGGCGGAGTAATCCGCCTGCTTTCAATATAAACGGTATACGAAAGGAATAATGAGATGAAAGATATAAGTGATACCCTAGAATACCGCGGAGTTAAATATCCGCTCGTTTTTAATATAAACGTGCTCCAAGAAATCCAGAAAAAGTATGGATCATTCGAAGAATGGGGAAATAAGGTGCTAAAGGAAAACGGAGAAACCGACCTGGACGCATTGATCGGCGGAGTCCAAGAGATGATCAATGAAGGCATCGATATCCATAACGAAACTGCATCTGAAGCGGAAAAACTTCAGCCATTGACTTATAAGCAGGCCGGCCGCTTATTAACGGCGGTAGGACTCGATGCTTCAACCGATAAAATCCTAAGCTTAATCGCAGAGAGCAATAAGCCAGCAGGAGAGCAACCAAAAAACGAGTAATCCCGGATGAAGAAGATCCTAGAATCGACTTCTCCTGGTTTTACTTCACCGGGAAAGCAAAACTAAATCTGTCCTTCAAAGAGGTAGGTAGAATGACCCTAACCACATTCAATAAGCTATACCAGCACTACAAGGACACATTCGACGCCGAAATGATACTCACGGCTTCACATACTACGTACGCAAAAATACGTCAGAAATCATTTGAATCAGATAAATATTTTTAATAAGGAGATGGAACTATGCCCGGATTTGGTGGCGAGGTAAAGCTGACAGGCGAAGAAGCCTATCGTAGATCACTAACGGCAATCACTGAGGCGCTGAAAGAAAATGGCGCAGCCCTCAAGACCGTGGCGGACCAATACGCAAAAAGCGATAAATCCACCAATGCGGTAACATCCGCACAAAAAGAGCTACAATCCCTCCTACAAAAGCAAAAGAACACCCTAGACCAGACGCGCCAGGCTTATGGCCAGTATGCCGCAACACTGGAGCAGCAAAAGATAAAACACCAAGCGCTCACTAAAGAATACAAAGACGCAATCAAAGAGCTGGAAACGATCCGCAAAACCAGCGGAGAAACCTCAGACGCTTACAAAACGCAAGCCGAGAAGGTAGAAAAGCTCAAGCAGCAAGTAGCAGAAAGCAACGCAGAATATGCTCAGAGCAAAGCGACGCTCAAAGAGTATAAGAACGCGATGAATGAGGCCGAAAAAGCCGTAAAAGAAACCGAAGCGCAGCTGGATAGGCTCGACAACGGCATGGAAGAAACGGAAGACTCCACCAAACGTGCCGGCCAGAGCGCACAGAACGCCGCAAAAGGTGGCTTCACAGTCCTAAAGGGTGTAATTGCTGACCTAGCGTCAAAAGTCGTTCAGAGCGCAATCCAGGGCTTCAAAAACCTAGCAAAATCCGTGGCCGACACTGGCATAGAATTTGACTCGGCGATGAGCAAGGTGGCAGCCATCAGCGGCGCAACTGCCGACGACCTAGATAAACTAACCGAAAAAGCCCAGGAAATGGGCCGAACCACCAAATTCACGGCGTCCGAATCCGCAGAAGCATTCAACTACATGGCAATGGCCGGCTGGAAAACCCAAGAGATGCTCGACGGTATCGAAGGTATCCTAAACCTAGCCGCCGCATCCGGAGCAGACCTGGCCACTACATCAGATATCGTAACCGACGCCTTGACGGGTATGGGCTACGCAGCAAAAGACGCCGGAAGGCTCGCAGACGTAATGGCAGCCGCAGCAGCTAACGCAAACACTACGGTGGAAATGATGGGTGTCACGTTCCAATACACCACACCAATCGCAGGCTCGCTCGGATATACAATGGAAGACGTAGCACTAGCCATCGGCTTAATGGCCAACTCCGGTATTAAAGGCGAACGTGCAGGTACGGCACTCCGCTCAATCATGCAGCGCCTCGCATCGGATACCGGTAAAGCTAGAACAACGCTAGAAAAACTAGGCGTGACGGTCATAAACCAGGACGGAACCATGCGCAACTTCCGTGACGTATTGGCAGACTCCAGAAAAGCCCTCAACGGCCTAACAGACGCGCAAAAGACCTCGGTGGCTAAGACCGTGGCTGGCGCACAAGCAATGGCCGGCTTCTTGGCGATCATCAACGCAACTGACGAAAACTTCAACCAGCTGGCAATGTCTATTGATAATAGCAACGGCGCCGCAGATCGCATGGCAAAAACCATGCTCAACAACGTCGGTGGTAAAATGACCCTTCTAAAGAGCCAGCTCGAGAGCATTCAGATCGTAATATGGAAAAAGCTCGAGCCGACGGTTCGCAAGTGTATCGACAGCATATCTAACACATTAAGAGGTATCAACTGGGATAAAGCGGGCCGCGAAGCCGCAAAAGCATTCGAGAATGTAACCAATGTATTTATATGGCTGATTGACAACTGGAAATACGTCGTAGCCGGAATAAACGCAATTATAGCCGCTTTCGTAGCCGCGAAGGTAGCAAGCTTCGTCACGGCCATGATCAGCGCCGTGTCGACGATTGCTCAGGTAGTAACCGGAGCTACTACCCTCACGGCGGCAATGGGAGGTCTTAATGCGGTAATGATGGCAAACCCAATCGGGCTGGTAGTTGGCGCACTCGCAGCATTGGCCGTAGGAATTGGAACAATTATAGCGACCACCTCGGACGCGAACGACGCAGCCGAAGAATACATGGAAACCCTCAAAGAACAGGGTGCAGAGATTGAAGAAAATAAAAACTCATGGAAAAGCCTACAGGAAGCCCAAAAAGAGACCCTCAATTCCAACATGGCGCAGATTGACAACGCTGAGGTGTTAATCAAAGAGCTGAAAGAGATAACCGATGAAAACGGCAGAGTAAAAGCAGGATATGAGGCCCGCGCTGGCGTAATTCTTGGCATATTAAACGACGCACTAGGAACAGAGTACAAAATGACCGATGGCGTCATCCAGAAATACGCGGAATTACGTGATGGAATAGACAAGCTCATAGAGAAGAAACGCGCAGAGATCATACTCAATAGCCAGCAAGCGCTGTACGAGGAAGCAATCACTAAACAAGCAGATGCTACCAGTAAGCTGTCACAAATGACGGAAGAACTGGCCAATAAAAAGGGAAATCTGCAAACATTACAAAACTATATGGCGGAGATGGAAGAAAAATATGCCCATCAGAGTGCCAGCTGGATGTCTAGACGATTTGAAGATGAATATAAACGCATTAAACAGCTAGAAGAAGAAACTGCGACCCTCGAAACCCAAAAGGCTGAGCAAGAAGGCATAGTCCAGGAATACTACTTCACGATAGATCAGTACGAGAAAAACTATGCAGCAGTTCACGAAGGTAACTACGACTTAATCGACCAGACCACCTGGGAAACGGTAGATAACTATCAAAACGCCGCAGATGCGCAAAAAGCGATACTAGATCAGCAGGCGGTAGACATCGAGACCAAACTCGGCCAGATTGAAGCAATGCGCAGCAGAATCGGCGACGAAGCCGCCAACAGAATGCGCGACCAGGCTCTCCGTGAATACAGCATAAACGCTGAAAAGATGAATAAGTACGTCAAATCTACCGAAGGCGGGTTATACCAGGCGAATGTGGTGTGGTCGGATGCACTTGATGATCAGCTGTCAGAAATCACTGGTAAAAAGATAGAATTCAAGGACGCCGGCGACGGGCTGATGCAGATGTACGTAGATGGCCAGAAAGTAGGTATGCCAAAGTCGAAAGACGAAATCACCTACCTCATGAACCAATCAATCAAGCAGCTTCGTGACAGTGAGCCAAGCTGGAAAACGGCTGGTGGCGATTTAATCGGCGGTATCAACGGCGGTATTATAAACAAGCAAGGAACGTCGTTCTCGCTTATTTCTAGCTTCGGTAACAAGCTTCTGGCAAACCTACGCGCGTCCCTCAAGGAGCATTCACCATCTAAGGCATCGCGCGAAATGGGTGCATTCTTGCTCGAAGGTTTGAACATCGGTATGAAAGACGAGGAAAGAGAATCGCTCCTTCAAGCGCGTGAATTTGGCGAATCCGTGGTCAATGCAATGAGCGCCGGACTTAATACCGGCATCGACACCACTGCTCTAGCAGCCGTCCGCGATGCATTACCAGACGATATAAACGGAAACGTAAAGATCGCAACGGCAGCCAATACTGCCCTAGCAGAAGCCGAAAGCCCGCTAGTCGGAGCATTCAAGCAGGCCCTAAGCGAAATGAAGATAGAACTCGATAGCGAGGTGGCCGGAGAGTTTGTAGACAAGAAGGTCACGAAACTGGTCTATAATTTATAAAAAGGCGGAGAACCATATGCGAAACTACATCACCCTAAATGGAAAAAACAGCAACGAAATCAATGGCCTGCTCATCCAGGAGCTGCCGCCTATTAGTAAACCGCAGATCAGAACCGAGGTAGAAGAAATCGACGGACGGGATGGCGATATCGTGACGAAGCTAGGCTTCGCAGCCTATGACAAAGAATTCACGGTGGGATTATACAAGGACTTCGACATCAACGCGATCATAGCCTATTTTAATAGTGAAGGAACCGTCGTATTTTCAAATGAACCGGATAAATACTACAACTACCAGATCATAGACCAGATCGACTTCGAACGCCTAGTGAGATACCGCACTGCAACGGTTAGAATGCACTGCCAGCCATTCAAATACTCGAATACGGAAGGCGCAAGGACGCTCGGCAATAAAGGTACTGCGTCCGGCGAAGGTAGCTTCATAACGCTTGACAACACGTCAGAGGCCCAATTCTCTAAGATAGAACCTAAAGGCAACGCAGAACAAGCAGGCACGCCAACACCAGACAGCCCACAGGAAGTTCACACCGTCACAGGCGAGAACGTGGTCAAGATTGAGGGGAAGAATCTGTTTGACAAAGATGCGACAATGTTCCCCATCGGCGGTGCTACGAGTTCGCCATTAAGTTCTGGGTTGAGAGTTGCGAACCCGGCAGGAGCAACATACTGCGCTGTGGCGTATAAGTTATTTAGAACAGCAGACCATATTGGACAAACATTAACGGCTCAAGTAGACATCTCGCCAAGTTCAACGAACACCCCAGCGATACGTTTTTTGCTTCTTGACGAGAACTACGGGAACAGACAACAAGTAGGAATAGGAACGAGCATTCCTGGGCATCGAACGATTAGCTACACAATCGCTGGAACAGACGGTGAGCGACCTTATATCGGAATCGTGTTATATGCGAACGCTGGCGGAACTACCACGCCAAATCTGTATGTCGATTACGCAAATCTCCAAATTGAACTCGGCTCAACCGCCACAGATTACGAGCCATATCAAGGGCAAGAGTTCCCAATCGACCTCGGTTCAATCGAACTCGCCAAAATCGGCAACTATCAGGACAGAATCTATAAGGACGGCGAAAAGTGGTATGTAGAGAAACAGGTGGGCAAATCTATACTTGACGGCACAGAAGCAGGTTGGAGCGCAGGCTCAGGCAACCGCATGTTCTTCCGAAATGACAGCATATATGGACTTGCAGAAAATAACGACACTATTGGCCCTGTTATGTCCAACTATTTCACAGCCGACACATACACGCACATCTATTCAGGCGATGTAGATTATGGCATCGCAGTTGCAGGCTCGAGAAATCGCTTGGCGATTCGCAACAAAGATTGTGCAGACTTATCTGCATTCAAGACATGGCTTGGCACTCATAACACCACCGTCTATTACGCCCTAGCCACCCCAACCACGACAGAAATCACGAACGAAACGCTTATAAGTCAGCTCGAAGCACTCTATAATCAAGCCCACGCATACAAAGGTCGCACCCATGTCGCAGCAATCGCCCAGAGCGGCAATGCCCCGTATATTATAGAGGCAGAAGTCCAGAGAAGCAGCGACGGCAACATAACCAATAACGGCAATATCGTGTCGAAGCCAACGCTCACGATCTACGGATCCGGAAATATTGGAGTCTCACTGAATGGATATCAGATACTCGAAATAACGCTAGGCGACGAAGAATATATCACGATCGACACGGCTGCTATGGAAGCATACAAGGATACGCTGGATAACCTCAAAAACAGGCTAGTCAACGGCGACTACTCCAAATTCGCGCTAAGGCCTGGCAGCAATATGATCGAGTTTTCTGGTA